GCAGTAGTTCCTGTAGTAGTAGTAGTTTCTTTTACTCTGTCATGTACTTCTAGAGCCATACTTATGCTAACCTTATAATTGCATCACTTGCATCTGCTGTTGGCATAGCTACTGTAAATGTACCTGCCGTAGATGCTACTGTTCCACCAAAACTAATTACTGCTATTGCCCTATTACCTGCACTTGAATTATATATCATTGCACCTGCAGCTGAGATAGTAGAGTTACTAAAGCTAACATCTGCAAAGTCTACAAGAGCAGTTGTACCACTTACAGTTATAGCTACACTTCCCAAAGTTGCACCACCACTAGAGTACCCTGTACCTGATGCTTCATCTGATGCGTCTGTTATGTTTGAATAGTTTGTGGATGCTGCGTTATATGTTCCTGATTCACCGGATTTAATTAACGCTATTTTAAGAGTGTGTCCATCAAGGTCATGTAAGCCTTGAAGTAACTCTTGTTTGAAAGTTGTTGTCATTGCAGTCGTAATTGACATGTTTACCTCATTGGATCAGGATATTCTTCTATAAATGCAGACACTTCTAAATCGTCTGCCGCACTTGCCTGTGCCTTTATTATATCTCCTGACTCTAATATAATGTCTGCACTATCTAATCTTAAAAAGTCATCATTAGCAACTGTCTTAGTTTTAATAAGATTAAAAGTAGCAGAAGCTGATGTGTCTGTGATTGCTAATGTAAGGTCTGTACTGTTTGTAGTATCAACATTACATATAAAAATCTCTTTAATTAATGCTGTTCTGTTTGTAGGACAAGTATAAAGTGTAGTAAGATCAGTACTAGATAAATCTAGAAATGCGTTTATTCGTCTTTTCACTTCAACTGTCATAATAAATTCCTAGTTATAAGAGGGCAAGTTTCCCTGCCCTCTATTGTGTGTGAGTTACGCTAATGTATCTCTGTCTACTTCGTTAGCAGTCATGTCGCTACCTATATCTAAACAATCCATAAGAAGTGCCCAAATACGGAGCTTACCTGTAGTAACTGCACCACCTGATAGAGTAACAAGTTTAAGGTCAATGTTATCATCAGCAACAGCCATTCTTGGAGAATAAGCTGCTGGGTTTTGTGCTACAACACCTGCTGCAGAAGTTCCATCAAAACCATCAATGAAATCTTCAGCTGCAATCATGCCAAGGTCTACAGTAAGAGTAGAACCATCTGAAGCAGTATCAACTTGAATACCTGCATTCAATACCATCATGCCCTTTTTGACAGCAATTACTGGAATAACATCGCCAGCTGCAAGAGCACTACCTTTGTCAGATAATGCTGTTGCTAAGTTCAATGTAGTTTGAACCAAGTATGGATTTTTACCACGCTGCGAATTACCTCTCGCTGCTTGAAGTGTATTATCACCTAATGCCATAATTTAATCTCCCTTACGCTAAACAATAAGCAGCAGTTACGATAGCTTCAGGTCTGAGTATCTTTCTGCCGTACAAATGCATACCACGAACAATATCAGCGGAACTGTCAGGGTCTCTGTAAGTTTCTGTCTTGTTGATTTGTTCAGCAGTAGCTATAGCTGATGAATGACCTGCTACAATAATTCCAAAGTTTGAAGCATTCTGACCACCTACTGTCGCAGGACCTGTGCCTAGTGACGGAAGGTTGTTAGATGAATAAATTTTGAAACCATGCAAGTTATTTATTACCATGCCATTTTGAAGACCACCTGTGTTTCCACCAAAGTCTGAGTTAAACAGTCTTGAGTCTTCGTCTTTTAATAGCTCAATAAATACAGGATCAAGAACTAGCCACCTATTAGCTGAGTCAACATTTTGTTGATCCATTAATCGTGACATACGTGCTATAATTTGTAGTGGAAATGCATTACCTGTTGTTCCACTCTTAGCAGCAGTCGCTCCACCTGCTCTTGGCTCAAGTCCGATAGCTTGGTTTGCAGTACCTGCTGTACCATCAGCTTGTGTAAAGTCAGAAGAATCAAGTGACATTGAAGCCAATAATTCTGCACCAACTAAGTTAGCACCACTAGAAGATGAGTCTACTGCTTTAGCTCCATTTACTGTTGTATTAACAGCATCAGCTGCACTATGTAATGCAGACTGTTTGAAACCTGATAGGTATCCTAATACTTCTTGGTCGTACTGGTCTTTGAGCCTGTAAGCGGCTCTATCAGATGCAAGTGATTGAAAGTTCACATGCGAATGAGCTTCTTCAATATCATCAACTTTAAATGCAAAATAGTTTGCTTTGTCAATGACAAGAGAAAACTCTTCATCGTCAATGTCTTGTGGTGAAATAGTTGTACCACGAGCGTATGCCTTGACTGTAATTTCAGGTTCTTTGATTACTTTAACTGTATCTCCAAAGTTTGCAATTTCACCAAAGTAGTCTGAATTAGTTATTGCTTCTACAACAGAACCCTTGCGAAATGCAAGTTGTACCTGTTTAGAATATATGATTGGCGAGAAATTACCATTAGGTAAATTTCCATGTCCTGCCACGCTAGTAAAAGCCATAATAAGTCTCCTTTTTCTTTTACTTAAACAGATGCAAAAAGTACTATACGCTCAGAGGTCTACAGAAAAAGGTGCAAACAGAGAACACGTTGCAATCGTATTCAAAGGTTGGGCTTATACTTATAGAGTTAGTCTCAATGTATTAATGTAATTTGCGAATTATATACGTAATTCCTAGGTTGCACTATGTGGGCTAGTTCATACGTTATCTGTAGTTATACCTACAAATGCTTATTTGTCAACCATTTTTTTACTATTACCTAGCTGAACCTGATAGGTCATATACAAATCTACCACTTCTTATTGCTTCCATTACTTCGTCAGCACGTTTCTCATATTCTTGAGGGCTCATCTTTTCTACTTGAGACTCTTTTAAATAAGAAGCTGTTTCATCTGTAGTAGGTTGACTTCTCTCTGATCTAGTATCTACAGCTTTTGCTGCATCTTTTTTGTCAGATTTCTTTTTAGGTTTAATGTCCTTGTCTACTTTATATAGATCAATTGCTCTTGCAGCTGATCTTGCATCAGAACTATTCTCATACAGTGCATCTTGTACCCATTTAGGCTGTTGGTCTGCCCACTCATGGAACTCATCACTATCTCTAATCTCACCAAAGTCAGGATGTAATCTTAACAATTCCACTTCGGCTTTTTCTTTTGATGCTTCAAC